GCTTCCCGCGCATGGCCGCGAAATTGGGAAACTTTGTTGACCCCGCCCCGGGCGTTATCGTCAGTATACGGAACAAGGGCGCCGCAATCCGCCCTAGGGCTCGCCGGATCTTCGAAACCGTGCGGCGGGCCCGTCCATTCGACCGCGCGCCGGGGCTTGGCGTTCGGATGAAAAGAGGCCGGCGCGTTGCACCCGCGCCGGCCTTAATCCTTGAAAGGCTGCAGCATGACGAAGGGACGCAAGCCGAAGCCGACGCATCTAAAGCTAGTCGACGGCAACCCGGGCAAGCGCGCGCTGCCAGAAAACGAGCCGAAGCCGGTTCGCGAGCGGCCAAACAAGCCGGCCGGCATGGACGGCACGGCTTCGAAAATCTGGGATATCGTCGCCGACGAAACCTTTAAGATGGGCGTTTTGACGACCGCCGACGGCCCGGCGCTGCGCATGCTTTGCGAGGCCTGGGCGCGGTTTTTTGAGGCCCGGCGGATTATCCTGCAATTCGGATCGATGACCTATGAAACCGAAGGCGTCGCCGGAATGCAGATCAAGCTACACCCGGCCGTCGGTATTCAAGAGCGCGCCGAGCGCACGATTCGCAGCTGGTGTTCTGAATTTGGAATGACGCCGGCGGCCCGGGCGCGCGTGGAAAAGGCGCTTGACGATGGCGAAGAAGACGAAATCGAAAGTTTCTTCTCAGCCTGACCGCGTCAAAGCTTACGCCCTCGCCGTAACGTCGAAAAAGGAAGTCGCCGGCCCGCTAGTTCGGGCGGCGTGCAAGCGCCACCTCGACGACCTGAAAAACGGCGCAGCGCGCGGCCTTCGTTTTGACCTGGACGAAGCAAACAAGGCGATATTGTTTTTCGAAAAGGTTCTTTGCGTGGAAGGCGACGGCGAATTCGTGCCGTTTCAGTTACACCCGTCGCAAGCCTTTATCGTCGGTTCGCTTTACGGCTGGAAGATGTGGCACGGCGAGCGCGACGCGCGCGGCCGGATCAAGAAAGACGCAGGCAAGTGGCGCCGCCGCTTCCGAACCGCCTATATCGAGCAAGGCAAGGGGAACGGAAAATCACCGCTCGCCGCCGGCGTCGCGATGAAATCTTTCGTCGCCGACGGCGAACTAAGCGCCGAAGTCTATATCGGCGCCACGCTCAAAGATCAGGCTATGATCGCGTTTCGCGACGCCGTTAAAATGCGCGAGCAATCGCCACAACTTCGAAAGCGTATCGGCACAAGCGGCAAGAATCCCGTCTGGCAAATGTGGCACACGCCGAGCGGCAGCTTCATGAAGCCGCTGGCAAAGGATGGGGCGAAGTCGGGACCGCGCCCGAATTGCGTAATTATCGACGAATATCACGAGCATAAAACGTCGGAATTACTCGAAATGCTCGAAGCGGGCTTTAAAAAGCGCGAAAATCCGCTTTTGTTTATCATCACGAATAGCGGCGACGATCGCAAAAGCCCTTGCGCCGTCATGCACGATTTTTGCGCGCGGATTGTGAAGGGCGAAACCGAAGGCCTCGACCCGCTCGCCGCCGATCAAACCTTCGCTTATATCTGCGCCCTCGATCCCGGCGACGATCCGCTAAAAGACGAGTCGTGCTGGAAAAAGGCGAACCCGCTTTTAGGGATTACCATTAAGCGCGACTACCTGGCGAAGGCGGTAGCAAAAGCGCGATCGCTGCCAGCGCATCAAAACCGGGTTTTGCGGCTGAACTTTTGCGTCTGGACTGACGCGGCCGATGCATGGATTACGCGCGAGATTTGGGACTCGGTTCAAGCGCCGGCCGTGACGTGGGAATCCATGAAAGGCCGGGAATGTTACGCCGGGCTTGACCTCTCGTATACAACAGACATGAGCGCCGCGGCCTTTGTGTTCCCGCGCGACGGAAACCAATACGACGCCTTCGTTCGGTTCTGGCGCCCGCGTGAAGGCCTGCGCGAGGCTTCCGAAAAGGACCGCGTCAGGTATGATCTCTGGGCGGACGCCGGCGACATAAGCCTTACCGACGGAAAGGTTATCAAGCTCGCGCCGATCGCCGATCTATTGGCGCAGGCGCAGCGCGACTTTGTGCTAAAACGCGTCGCATATGACCGCTACCGCTTGAAAGAGCTCGGCGACAACCTGACCGACGAAGGCATAACGTTGCCGCTTATGGAGCACCCGCAAGGCTTCCGGCGCACGACGACGACGAACCCGAACGCGCCGACGCAAAAAATCGAGAATCCGCTTTGGATGCCTAACAGCTGCCAAGAGACGGAAAACGCGATTATCGAGGCGCGAATTCGAATCCAGCCAAACCCGGCGCTAACCTGGAACGTGGCGAGCGCGGTTTGCCGCGAGGATCCCGCGGGCACTGATAACTGGATTTTTGACAAACGCCGGGCGACCGGAAGAATCGACGGCCTTGTCGCGCTAGCAATGGCGATCGGCGCGGCGAAAGACGTCGGCGGATGGAAGCCGCCGTCTTCGCCGTGGGATGTTCCCGGGTTCTCTATTCTCGCGCAGGGGTGACGCATGGCGACAATTCTCGACCGCGTCTTCGGCCGCGAAAACCGAAACACGATCGAGTCGCCGAAGGTTCGGATTAGCTCGGAATCAATTCTAGGATATTTTGGGATCAGCTCGGGAAATCAGATCGTCGTGACCGACGAAAAGATTTTAGGCATTCCCGCGGTATGGGCGGCCGTCAATTTCCTCTCGCGCACGCTTGCCGCCTTGCCGCTTCACCATTTCGAGCGCGGCAAGGAAGGCCCGAAACGGATTGCGGGAAGCCTCGACGCGCTTTTGAACGGCGCAGCTAACGACGAATTGAGCGCCTATGCCCTGCGCAAATGGTTTTGGGAGCGCGTTCTAACGACCGGCCGCGGCTTTATCGCGATCGAGCGTGACGCCCGCGATCGCGCGATTGACCTTTTCCCGCTCGAGCCGTCGAAAGTCACCGTCGAACGCATCGGCGGCGTTCGGCAATACCGTTACAAGCCGGGCGCGAGCGCGAAGGAAGAGATTTATAAAGCGGCCGACGTTATCGACGTCGCGTTTATGCTGCGCGAAGACGGCGTCGGCCATTACGGCCCGTTGCAAATTTGCCGCGACAGCCTGGCGACGACGCTCGGCGCCAAGCAATACGGCGGGAAGATCTTCAAGAACGGCGGCTTGCCCGCCGTCGTGCTCGAAGGCCCGTTCTCGACGCAGGAAGGCGCCAGCAAGGCCGCCGACGAAATGGCAAAAGTTGCCGCGACCGCGTTTAACGAGGGCAAGCCGGCGATTTCGCTTCCAATCGGGCACAAGCTAAACGCCGTCGGCATCGATCCGCAAAAAATGCAGATGACGGAATTTCAGCGGTTTTTGATCGAGGAAATTGCCCGCGTCTTTCAATTGCCGCCGATCTTCCTTCACGAGCTCACCCGCGGCACGTTTTCAAACGCCGAGCAACAAGACTTGCACTTCGTTAAACACGTCGTCGTCCAATGGGCGCGCGCTTTTGAGGGCGAAGCCGATTTGAAGCTTTTCGGCCGCGCAAATTATGCGCGCACGCGCCGAAATTACGTGTCGCACAATGTCGACGGACTCCTGCGCGGCGATTTCCAGACAAGAATGGAAGGCTTGGCGAAGGCGGTTCAAAACGCGATTCTGACGCCAAACGAAGCGCGCGCGCTGGAAAACCGCGAAGCCCTTCCGATGGGCGATCAATTGCTAATCCAGGGCGCAACCGTGCCGCTCGGATCTCAGCCGCTTGCGCAGGCTGGCACGCCGCCGCCTAATGAGTAACGCGCCGAGCGAATTCATTCCGAATTCGCGCGAAATCACGCTTGACCGGAAATGTGCGCGAATTGACCGCGAATGTGCGAAGCGAATTCAGGCGCATTTCGGAATGCAAGAGCAGATCTTCGCGCTTTATAGCGCGCTCTCGACGCTGATCGGCTACGCGCCTTCCGCCGATATCGTCGGCGTCAGCTCCGAAAGCTATATCGCAAGCCGGGACAAAGAGACGGCCGCGAATATCGCCCGTTGTATCATGGCACACCGCGCCGCCGCCGACGCGCTCAAAGTCTACTGCAGCCGCAACATTGCGCAGATCAACTCTATCGACGTCAGCGCGCCCCGCTTTTGGCCGCCCGCACCGAAAGGCCCGAAAAATGAAGATTGAGCAACGCGGCGCGCACGCCGATCAGCGCGAAACCCGTTTTATCAGCCGCGGTATTGAAGTGCGCGCAGCCGATGACGGCTCAAGCGTCAAGGTTTCCGGCTATGCCGCCGTTTTCGACGAAGAAACCGATATAGGCGGATATTTCCGCGAAGTGATCCGGCCCGGCGCTTTCAAAGATGCAATTGCGCGCGGCGACGACGTCGTTTTTCTGATCAATCACGACGGCTTGCCGCTTTCGCGCACGGCTTCGAAAACGCTCACCGTGCGCGAAGACGGCAAAGGCTTGTGGATGGAGTCGACGCTGGACGCCGGCGACCCGGACGTGATGCGGATCGTTCCGAAGATGAAGCGCGGCGACCTTTCGAAAATGTCGTTTGCGTTTTCCATGTATCCCGACGGCGAAACCCGCTGGACGCAAAAGGGCGACGACGAAAGCGAACTTCGCGAAATTCTCAAAGTCGGCCGTCTTTATGACGTCTCGATAGTTACCGAACCGGCATATGCCGGCACCGAAATTGCCCTTCGATCCCTCGAAGAGGCCCGCAAAGCGAAGGCCCCTCGCGATGCTGACGCCGGCATGATCCGCCGGCGAATGACTTTGGACCTAAAGGCCCGAAGACTCGGTTAGCGAACCCGCAAAACCGACAAGCTCAAACAGGAGTCAACCATGAGCGCCAGACTAAAGGAATTGCGGGAAAAGAACGCCCGCACCGTTACCGCCGCCCGCGAGGCACTGAACGGCATCACCGATCAGACGACCCCCGAACGCCGCGCAGAACTCGAGCGTCAATTTGACGACGCGATGAAGGAATTCGACAGGATCGAAGCCGATATCGCGCGCGAAGAGCGTGCCGCGCGCGCCGAAGCCGTGACCACCGAACGCGAAGAGCGCGAGCGCCGCGAAGCCGAAGAGGCCCGCCGCCGCGGCCGGCCTGCGCCCGACGTCGTCGCGCCTGGCGCCGCGCAGCCTGAAAAAGCCGAACTGCGCACCGCGTTTAAGAATCTTTTGCTCGGCGGCGCCTCTTATATCACCGAAGAGGAACGCGCAGCGCTCGAGGAAGCCGGCGCGATGCCTGCAGCGATGAGCCGCGAAATGCGCGCTATGGCGGCCGGCACCGGATCCGCCGGCGGCTTCACCGTGCCGCGCATCTTCCTGCCGAAGATCACGGAAACGATGAAAGCATGGGGCCCGATGCTGGATCCCGGCGCTATCGATTTGCTCGAAACCGACGGCGGCAACCTGATCGAATGGCCCTCGCTTGACGACACCGACAAAGAGGGAAGCCAATTCGCAGAAAACGCCGAGATTACCGACGACGGCGGACAAGACGCGGTTTTCGGGCAGCTGACGCTTTCGGCGTATATGCATAACTCCGAAATTATCCGCGTGCCGCTGCAGCTTATGGAAGACTCGGCTTTCGATATCGAAAACCGGCTTATGACGCCGCTTTTCGGCAAGCGCATGGCGCGCACCGCTAACCGGAAGCTGACGACCGGCACCGGATCGAGCCAGCCGCAAGGGATTGCCGTCGGCGCCGGCGCTGGCGTAACGGCCGCCGCCGTTGCGGCTATCGCGGCCGACGAACTCTTTGACCTGCAGCACAGCGTCGACCCGGCTTATCGTCAAAGCCCCACGTGCGGGTGGATGTTTCACGACGATACGCTGAAAATGATCCGCAAGCTGAAAGACGCAGAAAACCGCTATATCTGGCAACCGGGACTCACGAGCGGCGAGCCGGGAACAATTCTCGGTAATCGGTATTATGTGAATCAGGCAATGGCAGTTCCGGGCGCAAGCAATCGCTCCGTGATCTTCGGCGACCTGAAAAACTATATCGTTCGCCGAGTCGGGAACTTCTCGATCTTCGTTTTCCGCGAGCGTTATATGAATAACACGCAGCTGGGCTTTATGGCCTTCGGCCGCTTTGACGGCAAAGTTACGGACTCGACGTCCATTAAGGGGCTCACGCACCCGGCCAGCTAATCGCAATCGACGCCGGCGGCCTAACCGCCGCCGGCGCCCTTTCCTGACCTCGAGAGGACTCACCTATGGCAGACGCAAAAACTGTGCCCGTGCAAATGCTGGTTTCTATGGCCAGCGCGAAAAACGACCGCGACGTCGACAAGATTGTTTATGTTTCACCCGAAGAGGCGCAGCGCCTCTTTGACAAAGGCTTCGCTTGCGAACCTGGCGAAGACGCGATCGCCGCCGCGACCGCCGGCAAGGCCAAGCGCGGCCGGCCCGCGAAGGCCGCCGAGTAATCGCCGTGCGGATCTTCCCGGCCTTTATCGGCGAACCGATCGTAACGCTTGTTACGAAGGCCGCGGAAGAGCCCGTCACGCTTGACGAAATCAAGGCTCACCTGCGCATAGAACACGACGACGAAGACGGCACTTTGGGCGCTATCCTCGAGGCCGCCCGCGGGCACCTCGACGGCTATAACGGCGCCCTTCGCCGGGCGCTAATAAATCAGACCTGGAACGTTGCAGTAGAGGACGCCGACGGGCACGCCCGCCTTTTCCTTCCCCTCGCGCCCGTCGTTTCGGTTTCGGCGATCCGGTATTATCCGCCGGACGTCGAAATGCTGGCGACGGCGACGCTTTCCGATTTCCGGCTAATCAAGGGGCCCGATTGGGCGTATCTCGAGCCGAAGCCGGGCAAATCATGGCCTAGCCTCGACGATCGTCCCGACGCGCTGCAGGCTGAATTTGTCACGGGATACGGCGACGCCGGCGAAGACGTGCCCGCGCCGATCCGGCACGCAATCAAGCTTATCGCCGGCCACCTTTACGAAAACCGCGAATATAGCACCGCCCTAAAGCTGGCGGCTTTGCCTCTTAGTGTAGAGCACTTGATTTGCGGATATAGAAACGGAGTCTACGGATGAATCAGCGCAAAAGCTGGCGCGTGCGCGTCATATCTCCCGAAAGCGTCACCGTGCCCGTAGGCCGCGGCGTCGTCGACCTTCCGGCCGGCTATGCCGGGCCCGTTGTGCCCGCCGTCGCCGCTTGGCTGCAATCGCGGCCGGGCCTCGCCGAAGTCTGGAACGACGGCGAGCCGCCGGCGCCAGGCCAAGCCGCCGGCGCCGAGCAAGTCGCCGAAATGCGCGTCACCGTCACCGAAGACGGCGCGACCTTTGACACGATCGAGCCGCCGCCGATCGAGGCGCCGCCGGCTAGCGGCGGCTTCGAAGGCTCGGACTAATGGCCGCCGGCCGCCTTAACCGCAAGATAACGGTAGAGCGGCGCGGCGCAGCTGACGACGGTTTCGGGAACACGGTAACCGACACATGGGCGGCCGTGATTGAAAACGAGCCGGCCGAAATCCGCCCGCTTCGCGGCGGCGAAGGCGTGGAAGCGGCGAAGATCGAGGCCCGCGGCCTTGTCGAAATCACGGTTCGCCACTCTTCGCGCACGGTTCAAATCACGCCAGGCGACCGGATCCGCAACGCGCGCAGCGGGCAGCTTTTGAACGTCAACTATATCGAAAATCCCGACATGCGCGGCAAGTTTCTAAAGCTTGTCTGCCAGTATGGCGGCGCCAATGGTTAAGACGCGCTGGCGGGCAAATCCCCGCTTTCGCGCCTCGATATCCGAGCTAATCGAAAAAGGGCCCGCAGAAGTGCGCCCGGCGACGACAGAAGCCCTTCGCCAGAACGGCGAGGAAGTTGTGCCCGTGATGAAGCGCGCGGCGCCCGTCGACGACGGCAATCTGCAGCAGTCAATTAACTGGAAATTTGGCCCGCCGCCAAAGGGCACGCTCGGGATAACCGAAGACCGAACGCCGAACATTCCCGACGACCTGCGCATTTCGATCTTTGCCGGCGGCAAGAGCGCCCCGCACGCTCACCTAGTCCATTATGGCACGGGCCCGCGCCAGCAAGCCGACGGATCGTCGACCGGCGTAATGCCGCCTAAGCCGTTTTTCTTCCCCTTCATTCGGGCTTATCGCCGCCGCATGCGAAACCGGATCGTTCGCGCGGCGCGCAAGGCCCTGAAAGACGCCCTTAAATGATCGAGCTAGACCCCTCGCTTTCGCTGCAAGCCGCAATGGTTGCGCGCATCAAGGCGGACGCAAAGCTAGCGGATCTCGGACTAGGGCAGCGCGTCTTTGACCATATCCCGCAAAATACGCCGTTTCCCTATGTGAAGATCGGCGAAGACATTGTTACGCCGCTAGATCATTATTGCGGATCGAGCTCGGAAGTGATTTCGACCGTTCGCGTTTACAGCCGAAAACCCGGCCGCGTTGAATGCAAGCGTTTCGCCGAGCGGCTTCGCTTCCTGTTGACGAAGTCGGGCGGCCTCACCGTCGACGGCTTCCGCGTCGTGCTCGGATATTGCGAAGGCTATTCGATCGAGCAGCATTCGGACGGCCTGACGCATCAAGCCATAATTGAATTCAGTTATCGCCTCGAGCCAAAGGAAAAGCTTGCGGCCGGGCGCGCGACGATCGCCGCGCCCCTTCTCTCGGCGGCCGGCAAGCTTCGCCTTGCGGCTAGCGCCGCGATGGCAATAACGCCGCGCCTTTCTGCAGCTGGCAAAGCGCGGCTTTTGGCAAGCGCGGCGATTGTGTTGCCTGGCATTATATCGAGCGCGTCGGCGACGATCTTTTCGCCTGACAAGCTATTCGCGGCAAACGAAACCGGCGCGTTTTATGATCCGAGCGACCTCACGTCGCTTTACCAATCCCGCACCGGCGGCGCGAACGTAACGGCGGGCGGGCAGACAGTCGGGATCATGCTCGACAAGTCCCGTATGGGCGGGAAGACGGCGGCGGAATACTTGGCGACTCTAGATACGCCAAACCTTGGCGCCGGAATTGTTTGGAAGTCTTACAACCCGTCAAACCTAACCTTGGGTCCGCAGGTAACAGGCAATATTTTGTCGTGGACTCAAACTGCTCACTTAGGAGGCGCAGAGCAAAACATGGGCGGCATTTTTCCGCCCGTTAATCGTGTCTATCAATTTCGTATAAAAGCCCGGCGCGTCATGGGAAACGGCTCGCTTCAAATGTTTAACGGCGCGTGGAGTCAAATTGTTGCCGCGTCCGCGATTAATAACGAATGGGCCGAAGCAACACTTACGGTATTTCATTCTAACTCTTTGATTTTTTCAGGCTTTAACCAAACCCAGTCAACGCAATGGGAAATTGATTTAAGTTATTTGACAATTCGGGAGGCCCCCGGCTTCCACGCCATCGCCCCGAGCGATGCGGCTAGGCCGCTATACCGCACCGAACCTAGCCCGCTGGCGATGGCGGCTTTGCCGGAGTTGGTTACGAATGGCGGCGCTGGATTTGCCAACGTTACCGGATGGCTGGCGGGATTTTCTACAACGACGTCGACCTTCACCGCCTCCGGCGGAGTCGCAACCCTCACCGCGAATGGGACTGACGCCGCCCCGCGCTTTGTTCACGCCGTCTCCGGTTTAACAGTCGGACAAACCTACTTTGTCAGGCTAAATGGTAGATCGGCCACGGGGACGGGAGATCGTTATGCCGTATGGACCCCTAATGTCACAGGCACAGGCGGAACTACGCTAGGTCAGACAGTCGTCGCCTCTTGGTTGGGTTCGGGCGAATATCTTTTAACCGCGACAGCTGCGACAATGTATATTTGCGTCGGCATGGCTGGAACGCCTTCCGCCGGCTCTACGCTTAGGGTTTCGGACGTCTCTGTAAAGCATGTGGCGCCGGGCACGCCCTACCTCCACTGGCTCGCCCCGGACGGCGTAGACGATTGGATGCAGGTTTTGCCGGTGTGCAATTTGGGGAACGTCTGGTCGCATGTGGGTGGGTGGAGGTTCGACGCAGACAATCGGGCAGCCTTTAGCAATAGCAATGTGAACTCTGGAAACGGACAACTTGCGCGAGTGTCGGGCGATTGGTCATATCGAAACGCCGCCAATAGCGCCTTTATTCCGTTGCTTTCCGGCGGCGACGAAACGACGCCGCACGTCTTCACGGTTGAGCAATCGGGTGCGACAACCGCCGCCGCTAGACTTAACGGCGGCAACTCTCTGGGGCCGATTAGTGTCTATGACACCAGCGCCGAAACGCGCGGGCTTAGTTTGTTCAGCAATCAAAACGACGTTTACGGATCCGGCCTCTCCGGCCGCTTCTACGGCGGCACCTGGATAAACCGCGCACTGACGACCGGCGAACGCGCCGCCCTCGAGCGCTGGCAATCAATAAGGACACTTGCCGCATGATCGGACTAATCGCCGCCGCAAAGTATAGCGACCTCGCCGGGCACCCGCTCGAAAGCGAATTCGGCCGCACACTGATTAAGGGCGGCTATGAATGGCGCGCGCTTCACGGGTGGATGAACGCCGAAGAGCTCGCCGCCTTCACGCTCGCGAGCGAAAGCATCCCGTCGCTTATCACGGCGCTCAATATCAGCCGGCCGCCCGCCGAGCACTTCGAAACGTTTATCGCCGCCAACGGCCTCGCCGTGCCAGCCGAAGAGGGACTCTAAATGACGATCAACCTGGACGCGGCAAGCCGCAATGCGATGCTTGACGCGATCGAAACCGTTTTCGGCACCGGCCCGGTTATGCGGATCCGCAGCGGCGCCAAGCCGGCCGCGCTTTCGGATGCATCCGCCGGCACCGTGCTCGCTACCCTTAACCTGCCCTCAGATTGGCTTTTGCCGGCCGCGGGCGGCGTTAAGGAAAAGTCGGGAACGTGGGAAGACGCAAGCGCCGACGCCGCCGGCACGGCCGGGCATTTCGAACTGTATTCATCGGACGGCACAACCTTGCGCATGCGCGGCACTGTCACGCTTCCGGGCGCCGGCGGCGATATCGAAGTCGACAATACGTCGTTTCAGCCGACGCAGGTTTTCACCGTCACCGCGTTTTCGCTCGAAATTCCGGCCTAACCGGAACGCCCTTAAGCCGCGCCGTGGGCAAGCGCGATCCCTCAACCCCATGTAAGGACTGCCCAACATGACAACCGTGGCACACGTAGAATTCAACGGTTTCGAAATCCTGATCGGCGACGGCGCGACGCCGGAAGTTTTCGAACCTAAATGCACCCTTAACAGCTCGCGCGGCTTCACGATCACTGGCGAGACGACCTCGCGCAACCTTCCCGATTGCGAAGACGATCTCTTGCCTTCCAAAACGCTGCAATTCGTGACCGCGATTAGCGGCGAGATCAGCGGCGCCGGCGTGCTCGAAAAAGGCGACGACAAATTCTTCGCCGATTGGGCGAACGCTGGCACGGCCAAAAACGTTCGCGTTCGCGTCGGCGGCACGGGCGGCACGCAATACGCGATGGCGGCGAAGCTGACGTCGTTTTCGGTAACGGCGGAGTCGAAAGACGTCGTTAACGCCGAGCTCTCGCTTGTCTCGCATGGCACGATCACGATAACGACGATCTCTTAAGGCCGCCTGACCAATGGCCGAAGGGACTCAGAACACGCGAACCGACGGAGTCCATACCGGCTACTTTGCCGGCGAGCTCCGCCGGTTCGCACTCCCTGTTTTTGGCGAGCTCCGCCTATTGCAGGACAAGCACGACTTAGGCCCTATGGCCTTTGAAGCCATCCTGCGCGGCGGCGCCTGGCGCGCCGAACACCTCGCCGACGTGATCCGGTTCGGGCTGATCGGCGGCGGAATGAGCGAAGCCGAAGCCGACAGGCTTGTGACGTCGACGATACAGGCCGGCTACTTGCTGCGTTATGTGCCGCTCGCGCACGAAATTATCTTAGCCGCGCTAGGCCCAAACACGCCCGAAGAGCCGCCAAAAAAGCCGCCGGCGGCGCCGCCGGAAAACAGCGCGGAAAGCCCCTGAAAATCGGGCCTCGCGGGCAACTCCCATATAAGCAAATGCTCGGCGCACTAGCGCCTATGGGTTTCAGCCCTACCGACGCGCGCGCCTGGTCATTCTGGGAATATAACGCCGTCGTCGCGGGCTGGAATGACGCGCACGCGGCGCCGGAAGACGACAAGCCGCAAGCGCCCTCGATCGATACCCTTCGCGCCGCAAAGGCCCGCGCACGCGCCGAGCGCGAGCGCGAAGAGCAGAAAGCCGCCGGATGACAGACCGCCTATTACTCGCGCAGATTTCCGTCGATATCCGCGACCTGCAAAAGCAGATGCAAAAGGCCGGCTTTTCAGTAGAGACGACCGGCCGGCGCATGGCGCAGAATTGGCGGGCGACTACGTCAGGCATGGCGCGCGATACCGAGCAATTCGGCCGCGACGTGCGCCGCGCAATCGCCGGTATTGCCCTTGCGACCGTCACTTCGGAAGTTACCGACCTAGCCGACGCCTGGACGCGCGCAAGTAACCAGATCAGCGCCGCGGCGGCCGCAACCGGCACCGCTAGCGTTAGCCTATCTGCAATCGCCGACATTGCGCGGGCAACCCGCACCGAATTCGACGCGACGGCAACGCTATATGCGCGCCTGACGCGCGCGACCGCGGATCTCGGCGCAAGTCAGCAACAAGTGATTCAGGCGACGCAACTAATCAATCAGTCTTTTGTCGCCGGCGGCGCCAGCGCGCAGGAACAAGCGTCGGCAATCCTGCAGCTATCGCAAGCGCTCTCTTCCGGCGTGCTACAGGGCGACGAATTGCGCAGCCTGCGCGAAAGCTCGCCGCTTTTGCTGCAGGCGATCGCGAAAGAATTCGGCGTCGCGCAGGGCGCGCTAAAGGCGCTCGGCGCCGAAGGCAAGCTTACAAGCGACCGGATCTTTAAGGCCATCCTAAACGCGGCGCCCGAGATCGAAGCGCAATTCTCCGTTACGCAATCCACCGTTGCGGACAGCTTCACAAACCTGCGCACAGCCGCCGTTCAATATGTCGGCGAGCTCGATGAGTCGCTTTCGATCACGAAGAGTCTCGGCGGCGTTGCAAACGGCCTCGCCGACAACTTCGAAGCCTTCGCCGACAGTCTCCTAATCGCCGTCACCCTGCTAGGCGCGCGCGGCCTAGGCGGCGCGCTTAACGACGCGCTGGCAAGCGGCGTAAACTACGCCCGAAGCCTGCGCAGCCGATCACGCGAGCAAATCGACGCCTATAAGGCTGAACGCGAAGCCGCCCTGCAAAAGGCTGATGACGCAGCGCGCGCCGTCGACAGGGAAAAGCGCGCGCTCACCGAGCTCGACCGCGAGCGCAAAAAGCTTCGCCAAACCGTCGAAAGCGGCCCGAAATTGTTCGCGCAGTACGGCGAAATGAAAATCGCGCAGGACGAACTTACGCAGGCGCAAGAGCGGTATAATCAAGCCCTTTCCGGCGGCAAGGGAACGGAAGCGCAGACATTGAAGGCGCTTCAAGAGCGCGATGCCGCGCAGGCCCGACTTAACCAGCTGCAGTCTAAAGCCTTTGCGAATGCAAATCGCCTGAACGCGATCGACTCTCAGTATGAACAAACGACGAAACGCCTTGAAACCGCGCAGCGCCGCCTTGCGGGGGCGAAGACAGCCGCAGCCGTAGCCGCTCGCCAGCTTTCGGGCGCTATGGACGTCGTCGGCCGCGCCGGATCTTCCCTGCTAAACTTTTTCGGCGGCCCGATTGGTCTTTCGATTACCGCCGTCGCCGCCGCTTTCGGTTATTTTGAATATCAGGCTATTCAGTCCGACCGCGCCGTTCGCAACCTTTCGGGCGCTCTCGATATCCTGGCGCGCGCCAATCTGGACAACGTTCAGCTTTCCGAAGACGCGGCCACGGCTTCAAAACAGCTTACCGAGCAAATCGAAAACCAGAAAGACGCCGTCGCCGCCCTTGCCGCGATCGAGCGCCAAAGGCTGCAGACGGACTTTCTCAAAGGCATCAAAGGTGGGCGCGAGGAAGTGAAGCGCCTTCAAAACGAAGTTAGGGTGTTGAGTCAGGCTATCGAGGAATCGCGCGCCTTCGGCACGGATACGCTAGCGCTCGAAGGCGCGCTTAAGGCGGCGAATACAGAACTTGAGTCGACGATTGAATACGTCGGCATTCTCGAAAAAGCCCTTCCCGCGCTGCAGGCAATGAGCTTCGATCTAGGCGGCGGCGCCTCGCCAGCTGCGCCCGACAGCGGCGCGCCGGCTATCCCAGTTGATGGCGGCAACCCGCTGGCCGGCGACGTCTCTAAGGTGCGCCAGCAAATCGAAAGCCAGATCAAGGCGCAGGCCGACGCGAAAACGGAAGCCGAAAGGATTATTGAAGAAATCCGGTCAACCTGGAACGAATTCTATATTTGGCGCGACGAGCAAATTCAAAACGACCTCGACGCCGACCTTAAAGCGATCGACTCGTTAGGGCTTGGCGCCGAGGCCGCCGCCGAACTGAAAAAGAAGGCGAACGAAAACGCGGCGGCGAAATTGCGGCAACTGCGCGAGGAAGAATTTGCCGATCAGGAAGAAATGAACCGCGCCAAGGAAGAGGCCGCGCAGCAGGAAATCGACTTACTCGCCCGCGTGATCGATGAACGCGACCGCATGCTAGGCCGCACGCTTTCGATTGCCTCGCGCGAGTATGACGCCCGCCGAAAACAGATCGAAGACGAAATCAAAGACGGCGAGCGCCGGAACGCTGCCCTAGAAGCCCTCGCCGCCGAAGAGCTCGAATTTAAGCGCCTCGTGCGCGAAGAGATTGCCGCGCTGGATGAAACGGCCGGATCAGGGCAAGAGGAATTGCAGCGCGTCGCCGATCAGCAGGCCGCGAAGCTTGCGCTAATTCAGGAAGCGCAAGATCTCGAATTGATCTCGCTCATGGAAGCCGAAGAGGCCCGCCGCGCGGTTATCGAAGACAGCGAAGCCGAAGTTATGGCCATTCGCGCCGCGTCGGCGCAGGCGCAGCTAGCGGCAACGCAGCAACTTTTCGGCGCGCTCTCGAGCCTCGCCAGCACCTTCGCCGGCGAGCAATCGGGAATCTTTAAGGCGCTCTTCCTCGCCGAGAAAGCCGCGGCGCTGGCGTCTGCTTATATAAATATGCAACTCGCCATTGCGAAAGCGAACGCATCGGCGCCGCCGCCCTTGAACGCGCCGGCAATCCTCGCGGCGAAAGTGACCGGCGCGGCGGCCATCGCCGGCATTCTCGCCAGCACCGCCGCCGGCTTCAAAAAGGGCGGCTATACCGGCGACGGCGACCCGAACACGGTAGCGGGCGCCGTTCACCGCGGCGAATACGTTTTCGACGCGAAGGCAACGAAGCGGCTCGGAATTGCCAACCTCGAGGCGCTGCGCTCCGGCCGCATGCCCTCGACGATTGCCGGCGCCGTCGCGCCTGCGCCTGCGCGTTCGGTTTCATTCGGTGACATGATCGTCAGCGTAAGCGGCAACGGCGCCGCCGAGATCCGCGACGAACTCGCCGCCGCCCTCGATCAGCACCGCCGCACAATTCTAAGCGACGTCGACCGCAATTTCGGCAGCATGCAAGCGCGCGAGATCAAGCGCACGACGCCGCGTTTTGAAAGGCCCCGCCCATGATTCAAGGCCTGGACTATAACGGCGTCGTCGAATGCCTTTTCGAGCCTAACGAAGTGCAGACCGACCGCACCGTCGCCAGCGGCGAAAGCGTGAACCTCACCGTCGGCGAGCCGTTTTGGACGGCGACGCTTCGCGTGGAAACGCCGACGCGGCAAAGCAAATCCGTTTGGGGCGCATGGGCGGCCGCGCGCCGCGGCTCGCGTAACCCCTTCCTGATCTCGCGCAGCTGGCGCCTTATCCCGCGCGGCGGGCCGATCAGCGACACCGGCTTGACCGTTGCCAGCGTCAATAAAGGCGCCTCGACCGTGACGTTTTCAAGCGCCGGCGCATGGGCGGCAAAAATCGGCGATATGATCTCCTATTATACCGCGGCCGGCGGCTACTATATCGGCGAAGTTCTAGCGCCCGCGACGGCGAGCGGCGGCAATATCACGGTTCAAGTATGGCCGCCGCCGGCGACGCCGCACGCCTCGACGGCCCGCCCGCGGCGTAACTATGCCTTCGGCGAGTTTTACCTTTCCGGCCGTCTCTCGCGCACGGAAACGAAAGAGCCCGACTTTATCGAATTCGAGGCCCGCCAATTGATCCGGCTTGCCGGCGGCGCCGTCTCGCCGTTCACGCCCCCCGCATCCGGCGCAAACTTCGCCGTAACTGAAAGCCTTGTGTTTTGAGTTTCGACCGCGGCGCCCCCGCTTTCTGGTTTGTTGAAATCTTTCTGGACGGCGAAACCCTTCGGCATTCGAACGCCGGCGAGGAGATCACTTTCGACGGGCAGACTTATTTGCCGCTCGGCGACAAGCTTACGCCGCCGCGCGATATCGACCGCGCCGCAAACCTCAAAGCGCAAAAATTCACGCTGCGTTACGACTCGAGCCTGCAGACCGTCGATACTGACGTCGTCGGAAAGATCCTCGACTCCAATTGGAAGCGCCGGCCGATCCGGGTTCGCTATGCGATCGGCGACGTCGGCGCGAGCGGTTACGATTTCAGCGACCCGTTTATAATCGCCGACGAAACCGGCCGCGTTAAAGATCTCGAAGACACGATCGAGGCCGGCGACGCGCCTTTGATCGAAATGGAAGTCGAAAGCGGCGCGCTGGTGTTCCTCGAGCGCCGCAACCAAACCCGCACGCCGGCCAATCAGCGCGCGGCCTTCCCTGACGACGCATTTTTCGACTTGGCGAAGCGCCTCGACGGCGTCGTTTTGCCGTGGCGCACAAAGCGCGCCCGCAACGGCTCGGCGCAAATCACCTATGAAATAGACGAGCCCGCGCCGCGCGAAATGCTGATCGGGCGCGGCATCACCCGCGGAAGCTTCGTGTTCGGATGCACCGTCGGCCCGCATCGCGGCTGGTGGATTCAGGTTTTCGCGCTTGCCGATCACGAATGCGAAGCGCTCGAGCAATGTTTTATAAACGGCGTCGACGTGCTCGCCGGCCAAGCGCCGCTAGAGCACGGCGTGAAGCGAAACCTTAACTTTGGCGGCGAGCCTCGCCTTTCGCTGACCTGGTATGACGGCCGGCACGATCAGACGGCAAACGCCGAGCTAATCACGCTTACCGCCGCGCAGCCGCTTAAATGGACGTCGGCGCACCGCGGGCGCGGCGTCTCTTATTGCATCGTAGAGCATAGATGGGACTCGGACCTTCCCGAAAGCTATACGCACGAATTCGTTTTGAAGGGCGCGAAGGTTTACCGCGAGCAATTCGACACGACGGCCGGCGGATCCGGGTCGCACCGCCTTAACGATCCCGACTCGTGGACCTGGACGGCGAACCCCGAAGAGGCGCTTCGCCACTACCTGCGCGGCCGCGTCGTCAGCCCGTCCAGCTCTTACAAGTGGTTCGGCGTCGATGCGCCGTCGTCGTTTATTGATCCCTACGCGGCTTATAAATACCGCGCCGATCATTGCGACGAAGGCGTCGCCCTAAAGCTCGGCGGCACGCAACCGCGTTATGAGGCAAACGGCTGGATCTCGGCCGCCGACAGTCACGCGAAGAATATTCAGAAGCTCGCCGATTGCATGGTCGCCGACCCCGTCGACGAAGGCGGGCGCGTCTCGATCCGGTTAAGCGAACCGCAAACGCCCGTCGTTGAATTGCTCGATACTGACCTTATGAGCGACGAAGAAACCGTCGCCGGCGTCAACGCCCGGGCCGAAGACGTTATCAACCGCGTAGAAGGCCGATATCGCGACCCGTCGAATAAATATTCGCAAACGGATTACCCGGCCGTCGCAAGCGAAGCGTTTCAGGAAATCGACGGCGCCGAGATCGAGGGCACCTTTAATCAGGATCTCGAAAACAGCGAAGAGCGCGCGCAGCGGAAGGCTACGCTTTACCTAAACAAGATGCGCCGCACGCTCGAGCTCGAAGAGCACTTCGGCCCGAAGGCTAAAGACGTGCGGCCGGGCGATTGGGTGACGCGCAAGTCAGCCCTTCGCGGCTTCCCTAGCGGAAAAACATTCATCGCCGACGAAGTGCGCCGGTTTACCGACGGCACGGTTCGGCTTTTGTTGCTCGAAGTCGACCCGGGCGAAATCGCCTGGAATGAAGCCGACGCGCAGCTAACGAGTATCGGCGCGGGCCCGTCGACCTATGACCCGCCCGAAATCCTGATTCCATCCGTCGCCGTGCTCGCCGTTGCCGTGACCGGCGGCGGCGCGACTTATCCCGGCGTGCGGTTCACCGTCACCGATTACGATGACTTCGTCGGCGATGAAATCGAATGCGAGTTTGGCATTTGGAACGGCGTTAGCGGCGGCGGCATGGGCATTGCCGGCCCGTCGGCAATTTTGAAGATCCCGGGAAGCCTCGAGACATTCGACGCCGCGGCTAACTTCCTGCCTGGCACGACTTACGCTTTCCGTTTCCGCGAGCGCGCCGGCGAGCGTCAGGGAGCGTGGTCCGAATTCCAAACCGAGACAATGACCGGCGATTATATCGTCGGCGCAAGCGCAATCGCGGACTCGATCGTCGGGCAAGGATCCGGCGCGACAGCAAACAGCCTCGCCGACCTTAACGCCACCGACGGCGCAAACCTAACGACAAGCCTTAGCACCTCGCGGCGCCTTATCGTTTCGGATTTCAACGCCGACGGCAGGCATTGGACAACCGCCTTCGGCGGCACGCCGGAAGCCGTCGCGGATCCGACCGCCGAAGGATACGCGGACGTTGCCAACGTCGGCCGCGTGATCCGGTTTAATGCGTTCCCGCGATACCTAACCCCTAAAGGCGTGTTCACGCCCGTTCCCGGCCGGCGTTATGCTCTTATTGCTCGCGTTCGCACGGAAACGGCGCCGACCGGCGGCGCTATTACGTTCACGATTACGACCGTGAACGGCCTAAACACGAGTTACGGGCACGGCGACCCGGGATCCGTGCAATCGGCAATTCCGAACATTGCAAACAGCGTCAGTCCGGCGGCCGGCGCCTGGGCGCTTGTCGGCCGCGTTTTCCAGCTTGCCGCCTCGCCGAACACGTTCAACGCCTTTTGGCGCCCCCGCCTTGACATAACCGCAACGGGCAGCGGCGGGCGGGCGGAAGTCGTCAGCTTTCTTATTCTGGACGTTACCGACGTTCCGCTTGGCCGGCTGATCTCGGGCTTGCTGCGCGATGACGCGACGACTCCGATCACGGAAGCGGCGGTTATAACCCTACTCGGCACGGCGTCAGCGATCACCGGGCAAGGGCCTGGCGCGACGGCGCCGGCGGCGGCCGTGCTCAACGCGCAGGCCGGAGTCGGCGCGAACGCCGCTCTCGATACCGGCTTCCGCCAAACCTCCGGCTATTGGGGCGCCGCCGTTGAAAGCGGTTCGGGTGTTTTTAGCGCGGCGTCAGCGTCCGGAAACTTGCGAGTCGGAATTGCGACCGGCGCCGGAATGACCGTCGGCACCGGAATTGTTTTGCGTAACTTTGGCCGCGGTATGCCATGCCTCCCCGGGCAAGTCTTAGGCGTGCGGGCGCTTGTTGGCGCCTCTAACGTCTCGGCGCTAAATCTTTGCTTCCGGTTTCGCAATGCCGCCGGAACTTCCGTCGGTTTTGTTCAGAACCTTGTCGCCAGCCCGGGCGCTGGCACGGGCGACGCTTCTACGTTCACCGAAGCGTCAGGCGTGACGACCGCGCCGGCCGGTTCGGTCGTTTGCGAAATTGAACTTCGGGGAACGGCCAGCACGTCGGCCCCCGTTGTCCGAATGGCACTCCCGACGATTGCGCTTTTGCCAGCCGGCGCGACGGTAGCGCCGCCGCTGCAGCTTGGCTTCGACGCCGCCGCCGGCTCGGATCAGACCTCTATCAATACGGCGGCCGGCTTCACCGGCCAAGGCGCGCTCGCAACCCTAGACACAGCAGATTACCGAACACGAATTTCTAATTTGCCGCCCGACACGGCTAACCTAGTCTTAACGCAAGAATTCGCGAACGGCGCGGGGTCTTGGGGGTCTGCAGCCTCGACAGTCGTTTCGGTTTCCGGCCAAGAGTTTACACATGCGTTGCAGTTAGTCTCTGGCGGCGTCGGCGCTCAATACGAAAACGTTTGGCGCCCGTGCCGGCCCGGCGAGAAAATTTATTTTCAGGCAATGGTAAATACACAAGACGCCGCGACGGGCGCGCGGCTTGGCGTTCATGTAACGGACACCGCCGGCGCAAACGCGCAATTTTTGCTTGTTAACGTTGCCGGCGGCCTAAATTGGACTTTGGTAACCGGGCTTGCAACCGCCGGTGCGAACGCGCGCAGATTTCGTTTGTTTATATTTCGCTCGGCAACCGCGGCGACTTCCGAAACCCCCCGAATGGCTCAGCCGTTCATGGCAAGATATACGCCCGGCGCGGATCCGACGGCGGCGAACACCGCAGCCGCCATCACCGGCCAGGGCCCGGGCGCCACGGCCGCCGCCGCCGCCGTGTTAAATGAAAACATCGCAACCCGCGGCTTGCTTTCCGCCCGCCCCGCATCCGGCGCCTTTGCCGGGCAACTCTATTACGCCACCGACACCGGCCAGCAGTTTGAATGGACCGGCTCGGCATGGGCGCTGCGCGCCGACATCACGGCACAATCGCAGCTGACGATTGCCGCGACGACTCAAAGCGTAATTATCAATTGCGATAGCGCCGGCGTGCCAGCCGCCGGACAATTGCCGCGCACCGTCGGACTTACGCTAAAGCTAGGAAATACCGTCGTTTCGGCAGATGCGGCCTGGTCAATCGTTTCCGCCGGCGCGGCGACAGCAACCGTCGACGACACGGCAACGGCGGCGGCCGGTAATCTCACTGTGACGGCGCTGCCATCTAACGCGGACGTTATTGTCTCGGCGACCTATGGCGGCGTAACCCTTCGGATAACTGTAAGCTTCAACAGATTGCTTGCGCCGCCGCCGGTTAGCGGATCCGGCGGCGGCACAAGCGCCTCCGATACGTCAATCGTTGATCCCGCCTCTACGTCTTTCACCGTCGTTTCAGATGATCTCACCGTGACGACGGGAAGCGGCGGGCAAGTGCGCCTTGTGGCAAACGTCGATTACAACCATTTCGGCGGCATCGGGCAGCGCATTATAGGCCGATGGCAGCGCAATATTTCGGGAACCTGGACGGACGTAGGAACCGAAGTTTCAGGCACGGACTCTTATAGGGAATTGGACGCCGAGTCCGGCTCAAATTTCGACTACCCCGGCACCCTCTCAATAGACCAGACGATTACCGGACTCGGCGCGTCAACGTCTCAATCCTTCCGCCTTCGGACTAGACGCAGCGGCGGCACTAGCTGGAGCGTTTACGGCAGCGCGACGGCGACAGGCTCTTAATCAGCACAAGGAAATAAACTCATGACCTACCCGACCGACATTCCCGCCTTTCGCGATGCTCTTATGGCATATGAGCCGGCCGAAGATCACGCGGCCGCTATCTACGCCGCGCAAGCGAAACCGTCGCCCGTCGTGCAAGCCGTCGACACGTTCAACGCCCTTCGCGAAGCGCCGGACCTGGCGCCCGCCGGCGTCGCCTTGCTTGTCGGCGCGGCCTTTCTGATTTCCGCCGGCGGCGGCTGGCATGGCCTCGCGATCGAAGCCGCAACCGTGCTCGCGACGCGCGCCGGCGAACTAACCTAACCGGCGCCCGGGGGCGATAGGTGACCATATCCGAAGAGCGGGCCGACCGCATTTTTAAGGCGCTCGGCGCGCTCGAGGCCGGGCTTATTGCGCTCGAAAAGCAAAAGACGGACCGCACGGAAAGCGGCGCGCTCGCGAGCCAGTATATCGCCCTCAAAGAGGCGAAGGCCGACCGCGTCGACCTTGTCAGGCTGCAGCAAGCGCTAACCGACGACCTGCACAAAACCGTTGCGGATTTGCAGGAAAGAATCGCGGACAAGTTCAACGCCACGAATTCGCGAATTCTGGACATGCAAACGAAGCTTGACGCGCTCGGCGGCCGGCTTGCCGCTATGGCGGAAGCTGACACGCGCCGCGGCGCCGAGATCAGCCGAGTCGGCGACGCGCTTTCGGATCTCTCGAGGCTGATCGCCGAGCAAGCCGAAGCCGCCCGCGCGGAAAAGGCGAACCGCTGGAAGCGATGGGGGCGCCTGGCGCATCTATTGTTGCAGTATGGATTTCAGACCGCGGCGGGCCTCTATATTGTCGCCATGCTCCTAAACGAAGGCGTGACTAGCCTTCCGAAAGCGCTGGACCTTTTCGCGAAGGCCTTCGGCTTCCACTAAGGGACTCACAATATGCAAAATTTCATGGACGCGGCGTTTATCGTCGCGCTTGCGCTCGGCGGCCTGATCGCCGCCGGCGCGCTCGCGCTTGCCGCGAAACACCGCAAAAAGTGGATGCCGCCGCTCGAAGAATTGGTAACGCTCGACTCGCGCGGCTGGTTTTTCATCGCGAGCATTTCCACCGCCGGCGCTTTCGTCATGATCGCGACGAGTCAGCTTTTCAGCGCGAGCTATTGGCTAGGCCTCGCCGTCGACAGCGACGGCAACGAAGTGCCCGCCGCCCTCTTCCCGCTTGTCGATTGGCTGGCGCTAATTAGCGTCACGACGATTTCGGCGCTCGCGCTTTCGCTGATCTTCGAACTTGTTTCCGATATCGGCGCGCCGACGGCGTCAGGCCTCAAAAAGGAAAAGAAAAAGGGCACGCCCGAATTGCTTTTGATCGCGACGGCGTTCGCTATCTTTATGTCTCTCGTTTCGAAATGGGGATATTACGAAGACAAGCGCCAGGCCCGCGCCCTCGAGGCCGCGCAGATCTCGGCGACAGACGCCACCGCGCAGGCGCGCCTTGACGAAGCAAACGCGGAAATCGCACGCCTCGCCGGCACGCCGAGCGCTGCCATTGCAAAGGAAACCGAAGACGCCGCCGCGCGCCAGATCGTTGACCTTACCGCCGAGCGCGAGGCCGCCCGAACCGCACGCGAAGCCATTCCCGAAAATCAAGGCACAAACCGGCTCGCGTTCCAGCGGACAATTGACGACCTGACGACGCGGATTTCGGCGCTCGAGGAAAAGAAGATCGAGGCCGCGAAGATCCGCGAAGACGCGCAGGCGCTCGCCGACGCGAAGACGGCGCGCGACAAGGCGCAGGCGCAGCTAGACGCCGACGCCGGCAAGCTAACCGCCGATAAAAAGGAAGTCGTAAAGGCCGGCGACCTGATCTTTGTGCGCGTCATCCGCTCGGGCTTGCATCAGGTGTTATGCTTTCTCTTCCCGATTATCGCCCTCGACGCATGGACAACGGCCCGCAAGGTTCGCACGCGCGAAGAGGCCGGGCGCAAGGGCGCCGACACCCGGAAGCGCAATAATCCTAACGCCGTTTACGACGCCGAATTCGAGCCGCCATCGGGCGACGTGCGGCCGTTCGGCGGATATCTAGGCGCCGATCCGCCGGCCGCTGGCGAGGCGCCGGAAGTCGCGCAGGACGCGCCGGGCGGCCCGGGCGAAGATCTCGAAGGCGAAGAGGGCGAAGAGGGACAAGGCGATGCCAAACGTTAAAGACATGACGACGAGTCCGGCCGGCCTTGCCGCCGGCCAATTGCGCGAAGGCTTCCGCGCGCGCTCCTATCGCTGCAGCCGCGGGCGCTGGACGATCGGTTACGGCTCGACTTATCGGATTATTGACGGCGAAGTCGTGCCCGTCGGACCTGGCGAGACGATCACCGAACGCGAAGCCGCCGAGCTCTTCGCCGTGCAATGGCGAATCCACGAAGCCGGAATCGCCCGGGCGATCACGCGCGAGCTATTGCAAAACCAATTCGACACGCTCGCCGATATGGCCTTTAATCTGGGGCCCGACTTCCTCTTTTCCGGCGCGCGCGGCACGACCGGCCTTCGCGAGGCAATCAACGCCGGCGCATGGGAACACGTCGACGGCGAGATTCTGCGCTGGCATTGGGCGGGCGATCGCCGCGACGCCGGCCTTTATACGCGGGCGATCAGCCGGCTTTGCCAATGGCACGGCTTGCCCCTCGAATGGCCTTATCAGGAGACGACCGAAGACACGATCAAGCGCGACGCTTCCGGCCGCGTGATCGAAACGCCGTTTATTCGGCTTAACCTGGATGGGACGCTAGGCGATATGGTCACCGCCGAAACGGCCCTAGCCCGTGCCCGCGCTTACGACGCAAAGGCCCGGGCGGCGGCGCCGCGACAAGCGAGAGTCCCCGTTGACGCGGCGCCGCCACCTAAACCGCCCGAACCCGCACCGAAGGCCGCGGATCCTGCGCCGGAAGTGCCCGTATCGCCGCCGCCTTCCCCGCCGCCGCCGCCGAAAGAGCGCAAGCCGGTTATCGCGATCGGCGACCCCTATAAGCAGGCCGCCCGTGCCGGCCTCACCGTCAAGGATTTGCATTATCGAGGCCTCGACCCTGACGCCGTCGCGAACGCGAAGCCGATAACCGATAGCGAAACCTTTTGGGGCGGCGTTTGGCTGGCGCTAGGGCAAATCCTTTTGCAGATGGGACAGCGCGGGTTTTTTATCGCCGTGCTGCCATCGTGGGCGAGCGTGCTATTGATCGACGCCCTTCGCGACCCGTTTGTTTTGGGGATCCTCGCCACGATCACCGCCGCGCTTGTCTCGGCGATCGTATCGGCGCCGGCCATTATCCGCGCCGGCTGGCGCAAGATGAAACGCGGCCGCGCAAACGCTACGCAGCTGAAATATTAGGGGCCCCGCCATGCTTGCGCTTATTGCTTTCTGGCGCTGGATTTCCGGCGCCGCCGTTTCCGCCTGGCGCACGGTTCGCGCCTCGAAGCCGCTGACATACGCGCTTGTCGGCCTCGCAACGCTTTCCGCGATCGTCTTCGGCTACCGCCGCGCGATCGCGAAGGCGAAGAAACTCGGCGCCGAAGAGCGCGAAGAGCAGATTATCGACCGGATCGAGAGGGATACGAAAAATGCAGTTAACAAGATCGAAGAGGCCGAACGTGAACTTTCGCAGGAAATCGGCCCTGCGCCGGTTTATGAAGATCACGGCGACGGGCGCGGCCTTAGCACTGATGATCTTAATTCTAGGGAACTTGAGCGGCTGCGCCAGCGCGCCGAAGCCGATCCCCGAAACCGGGCAAATCCTCGCCAAGATCCCCGCGATTAGGTTCAACGTCGGCAGCGCTGACGACCCTTGCTTTGTGGATGCAAACGGCGACGGGCGTATCGAGGCCGCCGAGATCTTGCCGGATCCGCACAACCGTTGCGACACGCCGGAAACCGTCGACGCTATCCTGCGCACGAATGCCGCCCTCGACGCGGCGAAAAAGGCGCTAGGCGTGCCCGTCGACTAGGCGCAGGGCGGCGTCGACGACGTCGGGCGGCAAGGCAACCTTGCCCGCCTTCCAAGCGCGCAGGCGCCTTAACGTCGTCGCGTTCACCTTGCGCCCTAGATAGATCAGGAACTCGGAATCCGACGCGCCGCGCTTGTGCTGGATTCGCTTTAAGTCGTCACCCGTCATCGCCCGCCCTTTATATTGCCGCCGGCCGTCTCGTTCGAGGCGGCCGGCGGCTTTTTGTTTTTCCATCACCTAGCTTAGTCGGTTAGTTGGCGGCTGCAATGTGCCCGCCGGCCTTGGCCAGCTTGCGGGCGGCCTTTGCGGCCTTCTCGGCGGCGATTTCTTCGGCCGGACGGCGCGGCGTATAGGTGCGCTTAGGCTTGCCTTCCTCGATCGCCTTATCGCGGGCGACCTGCGCCGGCGTCTTGCGCGTCGGCGTGGCGATTGCCCAGCGACCGAACATTTTCAGACCCTCGAGCACGATCAGGATAACGACGGCGAGAAACGGCGGCACTTCCGGGTTTTTCTTGACCTCGAGGCGCAGCGCGTCGGCCTTCGCTTGCTCGGTCTTCCGGCGGGCCTCTTCCGTCGTTTCCGTGCTGCGCTCGCCGGTTTGAATGGCGACGACGACGGCGGCGGCGTGGATAGTCGCCCGGGCCTCGAAGGCGACGGCGTCACGCTCGCGCGTTTTGTTGAGCTCGGCGATTTCGATATTCTTCGTTTCGAAAGCGCGCCAGCCCATGAACAAGCACACAACCGCCATAAGGCCGAAGAGCACGAAGCCGAAAGCAGGCTTGACCCTGTGCCCGTTATCCAAGTCGCGCAGGATATGACGAAGGCAAAGGAAGGCGACAATCTCGATACAGAAAATTCCGGCGGCGAACACGACCGCCGAAATTCCGCTATAGATATTGAAGGCCGCCCAGACGTTAAAGGCGATCGAGGCAAGGCCCGCGCCGAAGAGAAAGAAGTTTGTGCCGCCGCGATCGTCGGCAAAACGGGAAACTGACATTTTAGACTCCTGATAAAGGCGGGCCCGCGGGCCCTGTAACGTCCAGATTGGACGGGAAAGCCGCCACCTGCGCGGCGGCGGCTAACCCTTCAAATCCCTTCGAATTCGATTGCGTCGTGATCGTCAGCCGTGAGCAGGAAATTTGCCCGCTCGCCGAAGAGCTCGCAAAAGGCGGCCACGGCGCCGAGCGCCAGAACATAGGCGGCGAGCGTCATCATTGGGCGGCCTGCGCGATCAGGCGGCGGTTATACTGGCGCGAGATCCGGCCCGTCGCCGTAATGTGCCCGATGCGCCGGCCGTCCTGCCAGATTTCGGCGTCGGGAATGGCATAGCCGGGCAAAAGGAATTGCTCGCGAATGGCGGCATATTTGCGGGCGAGCTCGCGCACGGCGGGCACGAATTCGGTTTCGGCCGTCTCTAGCGTGACGGGCGCGGCAAAACGAAGGATAGCCTGAAAGGTCATTTGTCGTTGTCTCCGGTTAGGCGGGCCTTATGGCCCTGCGACAAGTTTGTAATATACAAACCCGCGACCGGCGGCAAATGCTTTATAGTTAACGGCGGCGGCCGGCCCGTTAAGGCTTCGTCGCCGGGCGCCGCTCTCGATCACCTAAGACGCCTATAGCGCGCAGGAACCGCGCCCGGCGGCTGGGGCAATAATCCCACGTCGACCGCGGGCGCAGCATGCCGCGCGGCGTGCGGCGGCACGGCTGCGCCTTTGTCGCCCCGCAAGACGGGCAAACGACGTCAGCGGCGCTCTTCGGCGGTTCATTCATCGGGCGGGCCTCGATAGGTTTCGCGCGCCGTCGGCGGCGGCTCGGGAAATTCGACCGTCGCGGCCTCTGTAAGCGGCGCCAGGCGCTTCGCCTGCGCGTGATGGGATACGCGCAGCATTGCCCGGAATGTCGCCGCCTGCGCGCGCGTATCAAACCCGGGCGGCAATTCGCCGGCGACAAGCGCCCGGGCAATCGCCGTATCTTCTTCGGCGACCGTCGGCGCGCAGGCCTCGCACAATAACGCCGGCTGACCGCCCGGGCCGAAGCGATAAACGAGATCGCCAGGCCCTAGCGGCTTGCGGCAGGTATTGCAGGGCGCGCCCTTGCCGTGGGGAAGCTTGCCCGCGATCAGCGCCGAGAGGCCGGCGGCGAGCGCTTCCGCGTCCAGTAGATCGAGCCATATAGCCGAAAGCTCGCCGGCATGGCGCAGGCCGACCTTGATATAGTCGCCGGACGGCGCCGGCTCGCCGGCATCGTCGACGCGCTCAATAGGCCAGATATAGCCGGTTCGGTTCATTGCCGCGCCTCACCGATCAAAAGCCGAACCGCCTGCGCGAGCGACACGCCGCCCGACACCGCCCGGCCATAAAGAGCGCGGTATTCGTCGGCGCTTAGATGAACCGTGACAACGTTTACCCGGCGCGGCGGCCAATGGGCGCGAAGCTTGTTTCGGCCGTCGCCCTCGAGCGCGGCGGGCCCGCGATGAACCTTAGTCATTGGCCTGCCTCGAGGCGACGGCCGCGTCGTGAATATCGAGCAAGGCGGCCGCACCGCTAGACCTGGCGCGCTCCAGCGAAATCGCATCAACGGCGGCGCGGGCTTCGGCCTCGCAACCCGGGTTTCCGCCCAGACCGCATATATCGAGAATTGCCCGCATTTCGCCGGGGTAGCATTCCCATGAGCCGCCGCCGGTCAAGACTATGCAGCGGCTTCGAAATTGCGGCCCGCCGGCAAGCTCTGGCGCAACGTCGACCGGCGGCGCAATGGATGGGCACGGCGCGACCGTCGGCGCGCCGCAACCCGCGAGCGCCAGCGCCGCCGCGCCCGTGCATAATGTTTTACAGGTTCGCGCCCCGTTCCGCCCCCCAAGGGCGGTTTTTGCCAGAAAAAACCTAATGTTTTCTATGGGGCTTAACGGATTTGCAATCCGCTGCGTGACCACTCCGCCATAGAGCCTCAGACTTGATTTCATTCGCATTTTAGGCGCTCCGGTTTTGTGTTTTACAGTTCGGTTTCGGACTGTTTTACAGTGGCGGCCGGCGCGGCTTGTGGATTACTAGCCGCGCCGGCGTCGTTTGTCGATTGGTTGCGCGCTAGAAGATCATCCGCCCAGGCGTCTTCTGTGGCCTTTTGCTCTTCATAATCGGTTAGCTCAGAAGCCGCGCCGCCGCCGTTTGTCGATTGCTTGGCCAAGTGCGATTGCAACAAATCTAGGTATCGAACTTGCCACGGCATTAGCGCCGGCTCGCCTGACGCTTTGCGCACGGCTTGGGCAAAATCTGAAAGCTTCATTTCACAACTCCCGTTTTGCGATGGGTGACAGTTTTTGACGCCTTCGCGCCGGCGTTTTGTCGATTGTGGAAACGTAATCAAAGCAGCTCTTCCCTGACGTGAAAGGCAAGAATGCGCCCGTCGGCGAGATCAATTAGCCGGCGGAACTCGGCAAGCGTGCAACCCGCATAAATGCAGCGGGCGCCGCCCTTGTATTGCGCCGGCGTCGGCGCCAGCCATGCAACGCGGCCGGTGTTTATCGTTTCGACGGACACGCCCGAATGATGGAAATCTGATGCATCGGCCGGCGTCATGAGCTCGACCCTAAATTCGACCTCGCAAAGCGTGCGGCCTGGCGCGGGATAGGGCGCCCCCGCGTTCGACTCATAGGGCGAGTCATTCCAATCGTCGCCCCATTGCCCCTCAAAGTCGGACGTAAAGAACGCCAGCGCGGACGGCGTTTCGTCCTGATCGATATAGCAAAGCCGAAGCTTTTCGATTTCCTCTTCTTTCATGGCGTCGCCTTCCCTTTTTTGTGGGTGACAGGTTTTGACACCCTCGCGCGCTTACGTTTGGGCTGCAGGGGCTCGGCTTGGATTAGGGCAAGTGAAGGCTTTCGAGCCTTTCCGCCCTTGTCGGCGCTCAGTATCTCAAAGGCGCCGAAGGCCGAACCGTGTTCGCTTTCGATCGAGACTTTAACGCGCCCGCCCTCGAGCAGCGAGCGCATGAACGGGCGCACGGACTCGGCGTCCATTTCGAGGCTGATCGCCGGGCGAAGCGTCGCGGCCTGGCGCGTCATGCCTTGCCCCTCGCCGGCCGGCTCTCGTTCATATCGACGATCTCGAGAAAAGCGGCCGCGTCTAACGTCGCCCATTGCTTGTGCGCGGCCATGTCGACGACCTCGATATAGGAATGAAAGTCGCAACTCGCCGCGTCAGAGTGCGGCCTAAACACAAAGGCGACCCCGCCGCGCCGCGCGCCCTGCAGCGCGCGAAAAGCGCTTTCCATCGGCACGCGGCGAAGCTCGCGCGGCGAATATGCCAAAAAACGCCGCGCCCGATCGTAAGCGCCAACAGGGCCACCAATCCAAAGCAGTTGGCCCGCGTCGGCGAATTTATGAAGCGCGTAGTCGTTATAGACCGCTTGCGGCGCCTGGCGCGTCATATGACCGCCCTCCGCGGCCGCGCCGAGATTTCCGCCAAGTCTAGCAGCATATGCAGAACGGTTGCGTCGACCTCATACGAAAGCGCGCCGTCGGTAAATCGGCCGCGCAGATGCGCGACGAATTCGGCCGGCGTCATGCCAACGCCCGCATAGTGAATCATTAGCAGGTCTTCGCCGCTGGCGAGATCTATCCCGAAAACTACCGGCTTTCCGTCTGTCATGCCCTAACCCTCTTCCGTTTGAATCGGCAGCGGCTTTCCATAGTCGACAGTAAAGGCTCGCATTTCGGACTCGGATCCGATGAACACGGGCGGCATTCCGTGCCCCATGACCTCGAGATAAATGCAGCCCGTGCGCGCAACTTCCTCGATCTCGAGGGCGCTAAGGCGCCAGCGTGAAACAAGGCCGCCGCGATGGGCGAAAACCTGCAAATCGCAAACGCGATCTTCCTCGCCCTTCGGCGCCTTCATAATGACGTTGCCGCCGGTTATTGAAATCGCGCGCGCCATACCCTAACCCTTTTCCCGCCGGAACCGCTTAAGCTCGAATTCGCCGTCGCCCGGCTCGCGCTGCGCGATCTCCCAAATAACCCGCTCTTCGACCTCGCCGGCTACGCAAAAGGCGCACGGCACCGGAAGCGGCCGCACGGGCCCGGGAATTGTCACGGCGGCGCCAAGCGACCGAAAGAATTGTTTTTTAGCCGGAAAGATCAGGCCTAAGTCGCTGCAATGAATGCAGCCGCAGGCGCGCTTTTCTATGTCGTCAGTCATCGCCCGCCCCCTCGAAGCCCTTCCCGAACCATTCGGCGACGTTATCCGCCGCCCCTTCCGCCGCTCGGCGCTTGTCGGCGCCGTCGGAATACTTAAGCGACATGCGCGCGGTAGAATGGCGCAAGGCCGATTGTATGGCGCGAAGATCCGCGCCCGTGTCTGCCAGCGCCTTGCCGATCGTATGGCGCAGCCCGTGAAGCGTCAGGCCTTCGCCGACGATCCCGGCCGTCGCGAGGCCGCGCAGGAATTCGCTTGATCGCGTCTGCAGCGCGTTCGCGGTTTTGAACGCGGCGCCGTTCTGGTTTGTGACAATGAAATCAGACGGCCGCGGGCCTTCCTCGAGATAAGGCCGCAAGGGGCGATAAACGATCGTATATCCGGCGACGCCGGTTTTGACGCGCTCGGCGCCGGCGAAAACGCCCGTCGCCTCGTTAAAGTCTGTCCAGCGAAGGCCCGTCATCGTGCCACCGTCGAAACCGCAAGCGCCGAGCACATAAGCGCGGCGAAGCCCGATCGGCGCGCGCTCGAGGGCGGCGGCGAGCTCTTGCGGCGTCCAGGCGCGGTTAGTCTCGCGCTCGGCGAGGGCGCGCGGTTTCTTAGGCGTCGGGATATCGCGCCACGGATTCCCGTCGCCCCAACGTTTTTTGCGGCTCGCCTTTTCCTGACTCCAATTCCAGACGCGCCGGCAATATTGCAGGACATAGACGGCAAACCGCCAATTCGTTTCCTTGACGGCGGCGTCAAGGATCCGCTCGGCGCGCGCCTGATCGAGCTCGCGCGTAAAGCCGCGCTCGGCGCCTTGTGAATAAAGCCAATCGCGAACCTTGCGGTAATCGGCCCGCGTGCGATCGGCGAGCGCCTGCCAGTCTTCGGAAGCCTCGAAGGCCTCGACAAGCTCACCGAACGTGCCGGGCGCATATCCTTGCGCGCTGGCACGGCGAACCGACTTTTCGGCCGCCGCCCATGCTTCCGCGAATTCCGGCGAGCCGTAATCGTCGGGAAGGCGGACCTTGGCGACCCTATGGTAAAGGCGCACTGTGCCATCACGACCGCGCACCCTTTGGACGTTTCGAAACGCCTTCGCGTCCGGTTTTCTTGCCATCGCCGAACCTATCCCATGCCGAACCGCCGCCGGCATCGCCCGGCACGAAAGCGCGCCCCGCTAGCCATTCGTGCAGGGCATAGGCCGGAATCCTTAGCAGACTTGAGTCGCGCCCCAAATAGACGCGCGGCCCGTCATAGACGGTTAGGAAATGCTCGGCGGACACGCCGAAGCGCGAGGCGGCGGCCTCGATCGATAGCGCCTCGACGGGCCCGGCATAGGGCGGCGGCGTCATCCGTGCGCGCCCCCGGCGATCACCATAACGACAAATAGCAGCGCGCCAGCGGCGATCGTCGACGCCGCCGTCGCAAGCGCCAAGCCTGCCAGCTGCAGGCCTGCGCGATATGCCGGGCGCGCGTTCATTGCTTAGGCCTCGCCGAGCGCGATCAGATAGGCGTCTAAGATCATTTCCATTTCTTCGCGCTCGGCCTTTTCGATCTTCCGAAGGCGGATAACCTGGCGAAGCGCCTTCGTGTCAAAGCCGAAGGCCTTCGCCTCGCCGTAAACCTCCTTGATTTGCTCGGCGACTTCGCGCTTTTCTTCCTCGAGCCGTTCGATTTTGGCGATCGTCTGGCGCAGCTTTTGGCGCGTCGTTTCGTCGATTTTGGTAACGTCGGTCATAGCAGGCCCCTAAGCTTCGCCGGGCGGCGTATTGAGTTGAAAGAAACGCCCGTCGCGCATGTTCTGCAGCGCGGCAGCGGCGGCGGTTTCGGCCTCGTCTTCCGTGAGTCCGTTGATTGCGATTATTGCGAATTGCGCCGATTGAATGCAGCACGCGGCAAGCGTGGCCGAAACGTTTGTATCGGTAGACATTTGCACATTGCGCGCGACCGTCGACACGAACCGGCGAGAGATCGCCGACACTTCGGCGGGATCCGCGAGCGCGACGGCCTGATAACGGACCCGGCTCACTCGGCGCCCCCTTCGCGCAGGTAATCGGGCTGCAATTCGCCAAGTAGGGCGGCCTCGACCTCGCGCACGACGGCGGCGTAGTGATTGATTATGTTATACGCCATCTGCAGCGAAGCGCCGCCGACGTTGCCTTCGCACCACGCGCGCGCCCGCTCGATAAACTCGCGTTCATTGCCGCGCTTAACGACGAATTGCGAGCTCGCGAACGTGGCAACCCATAACGTGCGATCGCGCTGCAGGCGAAGCCGCGTGCCGCTGGGCAATTCCGTCTCTATACTGAAAAACATCAGCGCGCCCCCATATCGCGGATCCGGCGCACGTCATCGTAACAGGAAAGCGCCGCCGTCGCGATCGCGCGGCCCGCTTCCGTCTCGACGTTAGCGTCGACCCATTCCTGCGCGCGCTTCATTTCGTCCGGCAGCTGATAAACCGCCTTCGACTCGCGGCCCTTCGTCATGCGGACGGTAAAGCCGCCGGGAGTCGGCTGCAGCCTGACGACGGCTTCGCCAATAACAAACATTCCGCTAATCAGCATGCGGCGCCCCGCTCGGCGTCAATCGCCGCGTAAAGGCTGGCGCGGCGAGCCTCGATTGCCTCGAGCGTAACGGCGGCTTGCATGGCAAGCGGATACAGGCGCGGCGCAAGGTGCGACGGCGCAGCATGAATGGCCGCCGTTATTTGCGCCATAGTCGCGCGGGCGGCGCCGAGATCGGGAAGCCGGGCGGCCTCGAGGGCGCGGCGGGCGTTATGCCGGCGCAGCGTGTCCAGCTTGTCGAAAGCGTCTTTCGGGCGGCCAAGGCGGCCGGCGGAAAGCATGACGGGGCAGTCAAAATCAGATGAAACGAGCATTAACCAAACTCCGGGCTTAACCGTTGTTTGCCTTATGCGAACAATTTCCGCAACACCCAAAGTCTACAAATCGCAAACTTTTTGACTACAAAACGCCGCCCGCCGTTAATCTTTGCGCGCGGATCCTTCGGAAGACAGGGAATGCGCCAGGCTCGCAAGCGTAACGCGATTGGAGTCGTTTATCAGCGGCCAAGCCGCGACGATCTCGGATAGGAGAGAATCCATTTTGACCGAAAGCGGCAGCGCCTCTAACGGCGTAAGCAGGTCAGCCGGTTCTATGCGCAAGACTTCGGCGGCCTTGGTAATCCAGTCTTCGTTATAGCGCGTAAACCCGGTTTCGAGTTGGGAAATCACGCCCTTAGTCGTGCCCATTGCATCGGCTAGCGCCTGTTGAGTCATCCCGGCGTTATGCCGGCGCTCGCGCAGATAAAACCGCCGGTTTGGGTCTATAGCTTTGACCATTTTTAATTGCTCCCTCTCGAGCTCCTTTTTGCAGACGTGTTTAACGTTTCCAATAGTTTGCCACAGTCAGACTTCAAGCGCAAAAGAATAGTTTGTAACGCCAAAACAAGCGCCGCCGCTTGCCCTCCCGAAAAGTTTGCATTACACAAACCCCGGTAAGGTTAAGGCCGAAGGCGAAGTTACATGAAGCTCAAGCGGGCAACGCTGCAGGAAATGCTAGAGATTGAAGGCCGCGGATCGCAACGCGACATGAGCGTCGCGCTAGGCGTGCCAAAGTCGACGATATCGAACCTGGCGAAAGGCTACCGGAAAGACGGCAGCGCCGTGCGCGCCGTGCGAGCGTCTTACGCGCTGGCAAAGCGTATCTGCGCCTATGCCGAAGGCCGCGGCTATCAAATCGACCTCGAAAGCCTCGTTCGCACGGAAGACGCGGCATAATGCCGGCCGACGTCGCCTTCGCGCTGGAAACGGCGCGCCTGACGCTTGGCGCGGCTGGCGCCTGCCTTGTCGCGGCCGCCCTGACCGCCTGCGTCGCCGTCGTTTACGCAAACAGCACCGCCCGGCCCGAAGGCCGCGGGCGCTTCCTGATCGTCGCCCTTTGGGCCTGCGCGTGCGGCCTCGCCGCGATCGGCCTCGAATTCTGGAGTCTCCCATGAAAGCCGCAAAGAAGGCCGGCGGGCGCAATGCCCGCGGGCCGAAGCTATCGAAGGCCGCCGGCGCCCTGCGCGATCACCTCGCCGCGACCGGCGACAGCATCGCCGCCCAGATATCCGGCGAGGATCTATATTGGAGCCTGACGCTTTCGGGCGTGGCCATTCGCGGCCGCGACGTGCGCGAGCTCCGCGCCGAAGGCCTGATCGAGCCTTTCGGCGGGCAAATCGACACGCGAGTCGACGCGGCTTGCTATGTGCTCAAAGGCGCCGAGCCAACAAAGATGACCGCGAAGCCGGTTTTCGAGATTGGCGCGCTTGCATGCGGAAAAAAGAGCGTTGCCGATTGCGCCGAAGGCTTTTGCCGCGATTGCGCGCCGCTCGCTATGTGCGAACGGATCCGCGCCGGCAAAGAGGGCCTGCCCTCGAATTGGCTAGGCCCGCGCCCATGACCGAACGCGAGCACCCGATTCAAGTCTCGATTAAGCAATTCCTCGACGTCGCCTTGCCGCCGGGCGCGATCTATTTCGCCGTGCCGAATGGCGGGCACCTTGTCGCCAAAGAGCGCAAGAGCAAGGCCGGAAAAACGTTCCGTCTAAGCCTCGCCGCGATCAAGCTCAAACGCGAGGGCATGAAAAACGGCGTCGCCGACCTGATCGTAATCGACCCGCGCCCGGGCGGGCCTTGCGTGATCGGCCTCGAAGTCAAAACCGAGACCGGCATGCCTTCGAAAGATCAAAAAGATTGGCGCCGCGAATTCGAAGCCGCCGGCGGCCGCTATGCGATCGTGCGCAGCATGGAAGACGCGGCGGTGGCGCTAACCGAATTCGGCGTGAAGCTTCGCGCCATTCCATCGACGGCGCCAGGACGGCTTTACGAAAAAACTTAGACAAGGAGTCAGGGGTGCAAACTGACAACGAAGAAACCAAACGCGCAAAGGCCGCCGTGTTAGGCCTGCGCCTTCGCGCGGCCGGCAAGACGAATGCCGAAGCCGTTGCGGCGATCGCCCGCAAAACCGGCCTTGTGCTGACGGTTCGCCAGCTGACGCCGATGCTCGCGCGCCTCGAGGCGTCGCACGAACACGACGCGCGCGACCTCGAGATTTGCCGCCGGCTCGGCGCTGGCGAGCGCCCGCTTGATATCGCGCGCGATGTCGCAATGAGCCTTTCGCATGTGGAAGCACTGAAAAAGGAAATCGAGCAATGAGCGCCCCCGGCTTTGTCATGTATCCCGGCGACTACCTGCGCGACACGATCGGCCTTCGCACCGAAGAGCACGGCGCATATTGCCTATTGCTCTTTCACCTATACGCGCAAGGCGGCCGCCTCAAAAACGACCCGCGATATCTTGCCCGCGTCACCGGCTTGACGCCGACGAAGTTTCGCAAGGCATGGGCCGAAATCTCGCGGTATTTTTTCGAGGCCGAAGACGGCAAAACGATCGGGCACAAGCGCGTAGATCGCGAGCTCGAAAAGCAACGCAAGCTCTCGGAAGTGCGCGCAGCCGCCCGCACGGGAAAAACGAAACCGTCAAAAAACGGAAAGTTTTTGAAGCAAAAACGAATCCAAACCGCGTCAGAAAACGCGGAAAAATCCGAAGAAAAACAGGCTGACTGCGGATCAATTGATAATCAATTGTCGGTAACCCTATCCATAGATAGGGTTTCTGTCTCTTACGAGACAGAGAAACCCTATCTTTCGCCTGCGGGCGCTGACGCGCTCGCCCGCTTGCGAGGCGCAGCGGCGAGCGCGCCAGCTGCAGGCGAAGAGGCCGAACGACTCGCGCTGGACGTTCAAGGCTTCGTCGACGGCGCTTTGATCGTCGGCGGCCGGTATAGCCTCGAGCGCTTTTCAAGATCGCTTGCAAAGCCGCTCGAGGCCGCCGGCCTGCGCCTGGCGCTTCACCCTTCCGAAAACGTGATTCCGCTTGTGAGGGCTTCCTGATGCCGAAACGTGTTCCGCCGCATGAACGCCGCGCGAAGGCGCGAAAATACAACCCGCGGCCTTCCGACGAAGTCACCGACGCCCTGCGCGCCGTCGGGCTTAATCCTGATCGGGTTTATGCGCTCAAGCGATGGGACCGCGGGAACGTTGACCTAGACCGGCTCGGCGCGGCTTTCCACGCGCTTACCGTGATCGGCTGGCGCGTGACGTCGATTTCGGCGCCTTCGCTTCGCTATCCTATCGCGTTTCAGCCGCCTAAGCCTGGCGCGTTCCCCGTGATCTCGAGAGACGCGCGCGCGGCGCAGCTGCGCGCCGAGCATGAACGCGCCCGCGGCCTTGCCTACGTTTTTGACCGTTCGCCGGAAGCGATCGAAATTCACCTTGCGCGCCACCGGGCAAACGTCGCGGCCGTCAACGCCGACCCTATCCGCCGCATTGCCTCGCATCCCGATTACGCAGGCTTCCTGTCACGCGCCGAGCTCGGCGCGCTGGCGACCTTCGTTTCGGCATTCGGTAAGTTTCATGCGGCGATCGGGAACGCCTCTTTCACGGTAGCGGCCGGCGACGGCGTGCCGATGACCGACGAAGCCCGCGAAGCGGCGCAGGCGGCCTATATGGACCTTTCCGCCACGATCGCCCGCCAAGCCGGCCCGCGTGCCCTCTCAGCGTGTCAGGATCTAGCCGCTAACCGTTCCCTGCCATGCCGGCGGCGGCTTAAGGCGGCCTCTAGGGCGATCGATCCGGCGATAACTTACGACGCCCTTATCGCCGAGAGGCTGGCGCAATGAAGTTTGCAACCGCCTGCAGCGGAATCGGCGTGCCCGATCTCGCCGCCCATAATCTCGGCTGGCAAAGCGTCTTTGCGTGCGAGCGCGAGGCCTTCCCGCGCGCCGTGCTCGAGTATCGTTTTGGATATGGCAAGCCCGGCGCGGCGCCCTTGCTGGACGATATGCTGACGATCGAGGCCGCCGATTTTCCCGAAACCGAATGCTTTATCGCCGGCACACCCTGCCAGTCTTTTTCAATCGCAGGCCTGCGCGGCGGCATCAAAGACGCCCGCGGGAACCTAACCCTTAAATTTGTGGAGCTATGCCATGCGTTCCAAGACAGCGCCGCCGCCTTCCGATGGGCTCTTTGGGAAAACGTTCCCGGCGTTCTCTCAGACAAGGGCAACGCCTTCGGAACTTTCATTTCTGCGCTTGTCGGCGGAAATGCGCCCGCACTTCCGCCTGGAAGTGAAGCCGACGACTTTACGCCGGAAGGGCAGCAAGAAATCAAAGACGGCCTGCGCGCCCGGCCCGGAAGCTGGCCTAGTGCAGGTATGGTCAGCGGGCCACGGGCACGGCTCGCTTGGCGGGTTCTCGACGCTCAATATTTCGGAGTCGCCCAACGACGCCGCCGCGTGTTTGTTGTCGTCAGTTTTGGAGCCGGCGACCCCGCAAAGGTTCTATTTGAGCAGCGAAGCCGCGACGGGAATCCTTCGGCGCGCCGGAACGCGCGGGAAGGAACTGCCCCTACCCTTGCGGCGCGCACTAAAGGCGGTGGCGGACTTGGAACCGACACCGAGCTCGACGGCGGACTGATTCCCGAAATCGTGCCGCAGGCGATAAGCTCGAAATGGGCCAAGGGCTCAAGCGGGCCAGCCGGCGATGAAATCGCGAACCTTGTCGCGTTTCAACAGACGACGCACGCGCTGACCGGCGAAGGGTTCGACGCCAGCGAAGACGGAACCGGGCGCGGAACGCCGATAATCGCGTTCAAAGCGAGACAAGATCCTGATAGTTCCCATATAGCGGCGGCGATTGATACTCACGGCTTTTCGCAAGCCGTTGCCTTTGCCATTCAAGAGCGCGCGGGCGCCGCCAATCCCGCCGCCGGGCCGAACGGCGCAGGCTTTTCCGCTGAAAAGGCCTATACGCTCGAGGCGCGGCAAACGCCGCAAAGTGTTTCGTTTACACTTCACGGAACCGCCGCAAGCGCAGCAGCATCTCAAACGGATGTGCATAGCGCTTTAAGAGCGCGCACGCCGGGACAATCAGAAAACAGCACCACAACGATTTTACAAACAGGCTACGCCGTGCGCCGCCTGACCCCGCGCGAGTGCGAGCGCCTGCAGGGCCTTCCCGATGACTGGACGCTGATTCCTACGTGGAACAAAAAGCGCGCCGGCTGGAAAAAGGATCTTGCGCAAACAGTCGCCTGGATCATGGCCGGCGAGATATTTGACACGGAAGAGGCGCAGGCGGCCCGTTATGAAGAGGCCAAGGCGCTCGCTGCGCACCCGGACGGGCCGCGGTATAAGGCAATTGGCAACGCATGGGCTTATCCGTGCGGCCTTTGGATCATGCGCAGGATGGACGCCGAAGACAGGAAAACCACGGCTTAAACCTCTTCGTCGCGCCACTCGCGCCGGCGGCGCCTTAGCTCTAGCGCGACGCTTGCGCGCGTCCAGATTTCACTAACGAAAAGCAGCGCCAAGCAAAGGCCGACGAGGCCAAGCGCGCCGATCGTCAGCATTTCCCCAAAAGCAAGCCAGCGTTCGCCTGCAGACATTTCGCACCCTTTCCTTATTCGCCCCAGATATAGGCGTTAACGTTCCGGTTACACACTAACGCTTGACGCCCTAAGCCTTCGCTAATATGCCAATTGCAATTCTGGACTTCCCGCGCCCGGCCTCACCATAGGCCGGGCGCTTTCCGTTTGGAAGGGCGCGCTATGGCTGACGACGGCGCCGCTTTTGTGTTCACCCGCCCGGCCCGCTCTTCGCGCTTTTGGTTTGTCTCTCCCGGCGAGCCGCGCGATTTCCGAACGTTCCAGACGCTATGCGAGGCCGCCTTGATCGAGGCGCGCGAGGAATTGCTTACGCATCCGCGCGCCGCCGCCTTGCTCGCCGTGATTGGCAAGCATGGGCGCGAAGGCCATATCAAGGCGCTGCAGGGCGAAATATCGGACGCCATAACGCGCCGCCTGGTTAGGCCCGGCGAGCGCCAGCGGATCCGCGACGGCTTCGTGAAATACTACGCCGTTCCCCTCCCCAAATCCGGCCGCGTTGAAGGCGTGGCCATTATTCATGGCTGGACTCATACGCTTAGAACAACGTTTGATCCCGTAATAGGAAAGTGACCACCTATGCAGACGTTTGAAGATGCGGTTCGCGCAGCCCGTGACGCAAAGGCGTCGATTGAGGCTCTTACAAAGGCCGAAAGCCTCGAGCGTGAAAAGCTCGCCGCCTTGCGCGTAGACTTTGTGCGCGAAGAGCAAGCGCTAGTCGATAGCGTTGCGGCCTATCAAAAGCAGGCGCAGGAAGCCCGCGAGGCCCTGCAGGCCGCCCTTGTGCGGATCAACGATGCGCCGTTGAACGCAGCGATTGCGGCCGGCGACGCTCAAATTGAACAGCGCGCCGAGCCAGACGCGCTGCACCCGATGGCAGGATCTTGCGAAGATGAACTGACCGGCGAAGATGCAGGCTTTGAACCGATGACGGATCAAGGCCAAACGCTGCGCGACGGCGTTAGCCTGTATTGAGCCGTCACCGAAAGCTCTATGACCTCGCGGCCTGGAAGAAACGCCGCGCGCATCAACTGGCAACCGAGCCGCTTTGTGCCTTTCATCTTGCGAGAGGCCAGACTGTCGCGGCTCGGATTGCGGACCATATCGAGCGCCATAACGGCGACATTGACAGGTTTTTACACGGGCCTTTGCAGTCCCTATGCAAGCCCTGCCATGACAGCCTAAAGCAGGCGCAGGAAATCGCAGGCTTTAGCAAAGAGGCCGGCCTTGACGGCTTCCCCGTCGATCCTGCGCACCCTTTCAACCGCCCCCGCCCCTGACGCGCCCCCCCGGGGGGGGTGGGTTCACTCTCTAAGCCGTTGCGCCCTCTAC